TTTTTGGTAAAAAATCATCAATGATTAATGGATCCATTACTCGGCCTTACTGTCTTTAGCTTCAAAAGCAACCCAATATTGTAAATCTTCTTTAGTATTCTTCCAATGACTAATACCTTTAAATGAGATTCTAACATTATAAGAACCGGGAATCATTTTGATGTTATCAGTATTAAATACAATCTTATATGATTTACTGTTTCCTTCACCAACTTCAATTGAATTGGTGTGAGCGGAATCATCTTTTGCATCAAAGGTAACAATAGAAATTGTTTCGCCATCAGATTCTACGGCAATATTTGGTGAAGATACGGCTTTGGCTGTGTCCATAATCCAATGGTAATCTTCAGCACTCAATGTAAATTCACATTCTGCCGTATCCAATTTAAGTTCACGGTCTGGTGGGGTTACGATTTGACTTTTCTCGGTCATGCGATACTTAGTCTGACGCTTGCCATTTTTAAATAAAATATTGACATTATCAAAATCCAATTCAGGAGAATCTTTAAAGAGATTATATACCAACAAGAATTGGTTCAAATCATACACACAAAAGTCTTGTGGGAATTCGTCTTTAAGATTTGCTTCAGCCAAAACAGATTTGCCTGAGGACATTGTTTTAATTTTCTTGCCTTGTTTGAATTGAATGCCTTGATTAATTGAGGCAAAATTCTTCAATACCGTTAGTGTTTCATTAGATAACTTCATTCACTTTCTCCATCATTAAAAAAATTAATTGTATCATGTTCATACAAAAACATCAAGCAGCACATAGCGTGTGCCAAGTGATTCTTACCCGTTTCTTGGTCATTTTGTTCACCGGACTTCCAAGCCCAAAGATGCCGCTGTAGTGCATCATAATATCTCCGCTTAGCATCTGGTACTTTTTTCCAATTATCAGGTTCATATTTTTCTGCACCAAAGGTCAAAATTTCTACTGTTGCTTTGAGTGCATTTGTTGGCAATAAACTAAATTGCAATTTACCGCCATCAAACTTACGACCACCGGTGGTGGCCGTTTGTGATGCTTTAACTATATCTTGTGAAGCAACATCTTCATAACCTGGATGATAAGGTGCCTCACTAACCAATCTTGCTGCATCGGTATCAAAATTAGCATTCAACCAATTTTTAATCTTTAATTCTTCCGGTGACATTACATTTCTCCAACATAATTAGCAACTGCTGGCATATCTCCTTGGAAATGATAGGTACCAATATGAGCAGTTCTCATCCAAGGACACAGAAAGATTTGGCCACCGATTTTACGCCACATTTGGCAGAACATATAATCTTCTGATAGGTAACGATCAGAACCACCGCCTGTAATAGAATCTTTAGTATCAATTACAGTATCAAAGTAGGCATGAATGTAACGAGAACCATCAAAGTTGGCCTGACCTACATGGTCTGGTTTGTATTTGATTTCTGGATAAGCTTCTTTCATCTTATCAAACACTTCACGCTTAATCATCATGAAGCCAGTACCAATCTCTAATACATCAAGAGGTTCTGATACAGTAAATTGTGCTGTGCCTTTAACTGGATTAAATACGAAATCTCCAGCAACTTTTTCAAGTAGTTGTGGTTCAATATCAGGATTCTTTTCTACGGCTTTCTTAACTGAACGCCATTTGATTGCTTTCTTAGGATAAGGACCACCAATAACATCTTTGTCTAGTGCCAGTAAAGCGATTACATCTTGTGGATTGAAATTAACATCAGAATCAATAAACAACATATGTGTGCAATCGGAACGGTCAAGGAATTCATCAGCAAGATAGTTTCTTGCACGGGTAATTAAGGACTCATTAAACAAGAATGAGAATTTGATTTGGACTCCGTATTGCATACAAAGTCCTTGTAAATCTAAACAAGCTTTCATATAGAGACCATGATTTTGGCCGCCATACATCGGTGTAGCTACAAACAGTTTTTTCGTTTGTAGTTCTTCTTTTTTGATTGAAATTTCCATTTGTGCTCCGATAATTAAATAAAAAGAGGGACCTAAGTCCCTCTACTCACAACTTAAGCGGCTAAATTATAACCAGCTTTGAGGGCTGCCTTAACCAAACCTTTGGTTGGTTTGCCCATACGGTAGAAAGCAACTTTCTTACCATCTACAACTTTTTTATTGGTGTAGATTACATGGCCTTCTTGACGTAGTTCATCAATACGGGCTGTAACATTGGTAATACCGAAACGGCGTTGTGCTTGTTTGACAGTAAAGGTGTTGTAACCTGAAGGTTGTTGTAAGGCGTTCAACATCTTTTCTTTAGCAGATAAATTGCTCATTGTAATACTCCATAGTAAAGTTAAAAATAAACCTTGCGTTAGCAAGTTCTCACATCATATCATTATGTATGTGTGTTTGTCAAGCGTTTATCGACCAACTTGTGGTAAATAACGCTGTTTGGTATCTTCCCACGATAATTCAATCAAATCATCATAGAAAAGAGTTTCATATGAAACATTGCCCTTTTTCTGTAATTGCCGAATACGACCTTTGGCGTAACGAGTTTTCCAAATATTTGCCAATGCTTCTTCGCTGGTATCAAATGATTTTACCAATGCCTCGTCCGTAATTTCTTTCCGCAGAAATTGATTGGTATTATTATAGAGTGGACTAAAATAAATGCCACGTTGATGTTCGGTACGAATTAAGTGCTTTGGTATGCCAAGTTTAGAATACGCAAAATTCAATGAACGATTCTTGTGGTCACGTTTGAGTGGAAGTCCTTGTGTGTTTTTGGCTTCCCACCATTCAAAATATTTACGAGTATGATTTTCTTTAATCCAGTCAAACACTAGTTTCTTGGTTGCTCTACTAGGTTCAAATGCCACAGAACCGCTTGAGAAACCCATTTTGTTCCAATGTTCTAATCCATCATATTGAGATAGACCGCCAGACTTAGTATTGCCATAAAGAGAAGTAGTAGTAACTCCCACCAATGTATCACCATATTGTCTTTTCCAATCTTTTTGAACTGTATCAGATAAACACATTAAAGCTAACAACTTGCCGCCCATGTAATTAAAACCAAGTGGTTGAAGTGGAACAATGGTAGAACCAATGGCAGTATGATTAATCATATGCTGTTGTGTCTTAACATCTCTTGACCATCCAATTGCATTATCTCTCGGAGTCAAGTCCAGGAAGTCTGAGGAGATACAGATAACACCAAGGTATTTACCAGTAACTTCATCAGTCAAAACATAAAATAGATTACGACCAATGTTACTGTTATTCTTCATTGTAGAAGAAAAGGTACGAATGGCATTCCATCTCTCGGCATCAGGACCATTTGATAGAACCATAACAGGTTTCAATTTCTCATAATCATCCGGCTCTTGTGGCATCCAAAAATTAGATTTTACTTTATCAATTAATTTCTTTTGTTCAGGATCTACCATCATAACTTCACTACCAAAGAGTGTAGAAACTTCGTGAACAGGATATCTCTCTTTGACTTCACACCACTTTTGGTATAAAGTATATTCACGAACATCCATTTGAGAAGCATAAGTTAAGTCCTTGATGAGGACTTCTTTCATCGCTTCTTCATCAATGTGTTCAAAAGTAGTGTTTGATTCTGACCACTTTTTCCATTGTTTCTCTACATATTCAATTGGTGTTGCCATTATATTAGTTTCAATGATTTAATTAGTTTATTGCGTTTCTTCATACCAGATTGTAACGCCAAAGGTTTTACTTTCTTAGTATACACTATTCCATTCAAATGATCAAGCTCATGTTGGAAAACTCGAGCAGATAAGCCATTTAACATTGTGGTATGAGTTTGTCCATTAAAGTCTTGGTATTCCACTTCAACAGTAGATGGCCGATTAACTCTTAATCCTAAAAGTGGAAAAGATAAACAACCTTCCATCATGTTTACCTCATCGTTAGATTGCCAAATAATTTTAGGATTAAAGAATGCCACAAAACTATCTTCGGCACCCATTACAAATACTCTATGCTTAAAACCACATTGATTGGCAGATAAACCATAACCTTTATGTTGCCGGCAAGTTTCTACTAAAGAAGAAGCAAATTCATTTGGATTAACTGGTGGATTACTGAAATTAAACTCAGGCAAAACTTCTTGTAGGATAGGATTGTTTTCACCAACCAATTCAAAAATAGGAATGCTTTGTGTTGGTGCTGTAGAATTCTTTGCTAGTTCTTCCGTATTAAAACTAATTATTTCACTCATTTTGCTATCCTTGAAAAATTATTGACCTTTTCAAATTTAATAATCGACCTAAATTTGTCAAATAACTGGTCTCCTTTATGTGAAATAACGAACACATTAGTATCTGTTCCCATTTCATGAATTAGTTTTAAGAATTCTTCTGTGCCAACACCATCGAGTGATGAATCAAATATTTCATCAAGAATCAACAGGTTGGTATTTGTAGAATTCTTTAGTTTGGCAATCTGTCGCCAAGTAAACAATAATGCCAAATCAATACGCATCTTCTCGCCTTCAGAGAAATTAGCATAAGAAAACTCATCACGATGCCTACTCTTAATGGTTTCTTCAAACTGTTCATTGATGTTGAAGTTTACAAAAAAGTCCATTGCTGTCAAATACTTATTAATCAATTTATTCATGATAGGTAAATATTGCCGAATTATCTTAGTTTTAATACCAGTATCTTTCAACAAATTACCAGCAAACTCATAATATTGTTTTTGTTCCGATAATTCTTTTTGTGTTTCAACCAATTTAGCCAATTCTTGTTGAAGTTCTTTTAATTTGGCATTATCTTCAATAAGCGTGTCTTTCTGTGCTGATAGAGATTCAATCTCTCTTTGTAACTTAGTAATGTAGGTATTGACCGCTGATATTGTAGAATTGTGTTTGACAATTTCATTATTGTGCTCTTGTATATGTTTAACTATTTTTTGGATTTCTTCAATACGGTTGTTCGCCTCTTGGATTTTTGTTTCAATATCCTGGATTCCAACTCCAATTTCTCCTTTTGTTTGATTGATTCCACTAAGCTGGCTACGTCGGAAGGTGTCAGCGATACCTTGTTTACAGGTCGGACAGTCGTGGTTTTCTTCATAGAATTTATACTCCTTATCTAATTTCTTTAAACGAGATTCAAGTTTGGATTCCAACTGTAATAGTTTGGTACTTTTCTTTTCTACGGCAAGTTTGTCTTGTATTCTGCTTTGTAATGCCTCGATGTGTTTTTGAATTAAATCAATATCTCTTTGTAGAGTAAAGGTTTGGTCAATAGATTGTTTGACTTCTTCTTGTTTCTTTTTAACTTCTTCTTCGGTTCGATTCTTATGTTCTTCAATACTTTGTTTTTGGAAGTTAATTTTCTCAGCAGTAAGTTCCATTTCATACTTGTTTTTGGTCGTTGATTCTTTAATTTCTGACATTCTTTCTTTAACAACACCATTCATTGATGAGAAAATACCAATGTCTAACAAATCTTCAATAATATTTCGTCTATCTGCTGGAGATAATTGCATGAACGGAACAAACGAGGCCGAACCTAAAATCACCACTTGAGTAAATGATTTATAATTTAATTTGAGAATGAACTTCTCCAAGTGTTCTTGGTAATCTTTTGATGCCGCATCTTGATTTAACAATACGCCATTTTGAAAAATCTCAAATGTATTTGGTTTAATACCACGAACTACTTTATATTCTTTTTTGCCAATAAGGAATTCAATCTCCACAACGCCGGATTGGTTATTAATACTGTTCAATAAATTAGGTTTGTTTATTTTTCTGAACGGTTTACCGAACAAACCAAAACAAATAGCATCCAATAAAGTAGATTTGCCTGCACCGTTATTGCCAACAATGAGTGTATTGGGAGATTTGTCTAATCGGATTTCAGTAAAACTGTTACCCGTAGATAATATGTTTTTCCATCGGATAGTTTTGAAAATAATCATTTTTATAAATATTAATAAACTACAACAAGTAAAGAGATAACCATGTATATTATATACCTTTTAACCAATAAAGTCAATAGTAAAGTGTATATTGGTGTAACAAATAATTACACCAAAAGGATGCGAGAACATAAAGGCACATATAATAATTACCTAATATCAAAAGCAATCAAAAAACACGGTTGGAATAACTTCAATTCACAAATTTTACTAGAAACGGAAGATGCTGAATTTGCTTACAAAGTGGCAGAATCTTCATTTATACAACAATACCAATCTAATAATCCAGAAAAAGGTTACAATCTAACTGAAGGTGGCCAAGGAACTTTAGGTTTTTCTCCAACACCAGAAACAAGACAAAGAATGAGAGAAAAAAAGTTAGGCAAAAAACTTACTACAGAACATATTCAAAAAATATCCAAATCTGCTTTAGGTAGAACCTTCACAAAAGAAACCAAAAATAAAATATCCAATAAATTGAAAGGTAACAAAAACTTTCAAGGAAAAACATTTACTGATGAAGTAAAACAAATTTTATCGGAACACAAAGCCAAAGACTGGCAACTACTTTCACCAAACAACGAAATTATTAATATACACAATATGAGAAAATTTTGTATTGATAATAATCTACATCATTCGGCAATAACTAGAGTGTTACAAGGCAAACAATCTCATCACAAACAATGGAAGAAAGTTTAATTATTACTTTTCCACCATACTTTTTGAAATCTTATCACTTGACTTTCTTATTGAAATTACTTCTTCAATGTTTGTTTTGACACTTCTGATACCACACCAATGACACCACAAATGAATTTTACCCTTTTCCAAATGTGTATTAGGTTTCATGTGATGCCAATTAAACTTATGAGATAGTTTCATCACAATTCGGTAAAAATATCCGTAAAGGTATCCTTTAATCATTGTTTAATTTTTACCCAACGATTGCCTAAGATAAGATATTGCATCTTACGCCAGAACCAATTTGGCACTCTACCTTCAGATGGTTCCCAAATAATACCTTCAACACCTTTAGCACCAAAACAATGGCACTCCCATCCAGACGGTTCTAGTTTTTTATGAAATTCAATGCTCACGCTTGTTCCAAATTTAATGCCTCAACGTATAGTTCTTTCAATACCGTTTTTAGCTTATCATTATCAATATGTTCTTCTGAAATACCATCTACAAAC